AGACCATTGGTAGTTATTGGTTTAGCGAAAGATTTACCAGTACTTGGTCCATTATTAGGTTTAGAAGCTCCGGAATCTTGTATTTCTGGAAATTCGTTTTCCTATCCAATTAATGGATTAGTATTTCCATTACCAATGGCAATCGATAGTGAAACACCATTACTATCAATATCGATGAACACCCAGACGGTTGTTGCTAACACAAAACCGAATTTCTGGAATACGAATAATCGTTATAATGCAATTGACCAACCGATCACAACGATCACAGTTGGAGTGATGTCTCCTTACGGCTTTCCTTTGAGCTTGCTCACGAACGTCGTGGTAGTCTTGAAACTCAACTAATTCTATGTAGCCTAACTAGCCGCATCGTCTTATATAATAGTTACAACGAACCCAGGAGATATACCAAACGATTACGAACCAGTAGAAGAGGAAATTACTAAGTTCGTCGATACATTTAGACTAGAACAACAACAGCAACATGAAACGAGTGTGCCACAACACATTGCACTACCAAGTGTAACTTTAACTCGCTTTCTTGAACGTCCCTATCTCGTTGCTTCATTGTTGTGGACGAAGAATAATAATGTTGGTCCATTATTTCAGTACATACCATTTCCGGATGCATTGTACGCTTCTAACGTTCTATACGAAAAGTTACAAAACATCTTTTTTATAAAAGGAGACGTTGAAATAACAATTCGTGTTAATGGGACTGCTATGCACTATGGTCGTTTAATGGCTGGATGGCTACCGCAATCTATGTCATTAGCGCTAAATTATACGGACTATCCTTCGATAGGCTGTACTAATTTTGTGCAAGTTTCGGCTACGTCACAAACTGATACTAAATTTACCGTACCATACCACCAATATGTTAATAAACAAATTATTAGTGGAGATAAAAAAGATTGGTTCGCTGTCTATTTATTTGTATCAGCAAAATTAAGAAATTATGATGGTGATGATGTAGCCTCGATTGGAGTTTCAATATTTGCAAGATTTGTGAATTTATCTTTAACTGGATATACTTATGAAGGTAATAGTATGAAACC